ATACACATTAGTTCCAGAAACAAAATATCATACAACAAATGAAGTTGTGAAGTGGGTTAAGTATGAAGGTATTGATGAATACCCAGGTAATATTAAAGTTGATCTTGGTAAGATTGCTTTGGCTGCAGCTCTTTGTATTACATACGCAGGGTCTGGACAGAGAGATGATTATTGCACTGCTATGGCAGGTGTATTGTTAAAACATACAGAGTGGAATGTAGATGACATAGATGATTTTGTTTACAAAATTGCTGTTGCAGCAAAAGACGAAGAAGCAGAAAAAAGAAAGAAAAAAGGAACGACGCACAAAAAAGCAAATAGAAAATTTGGTATGCCAAAACTTGCAGAGATTATTGGGTGCTCTACAAAGACAATAGCAACATTGTTTAGTTGGATTGGTGTACAAGAAGCTACAAGTGAAGAAGCAAAACAATCTATTGGACAAATAATAGAGTATGGCAGTGATAGATATTTTGTAAAAATAAATGCTGTAGTACAGGGTGAGGCCGTTGAAAAGACTATTACAGTTGACGGTCCTACACTCCGTAATAAAAAATTATTTTATGATGCTGTAATTAGTAAAGCATCTGTTTGGATTCCAGAGATGAAAGCTGCAGACTTTGAAGAGATCATGCGTAGAAAGTATGAAGCAAGAGAGAAGTCAAAAGATTATGTTGAAGATGCTGAAGAAGATTTGCGATTTGTAAAACATTTTAAAAATTATATTTCAGAAGAAAAAGCATATACAAATAAAAAAGAACTAGCAAACTTTGGTTTACCTTATTTTAATATGGGTAAAAATATATTAGAATTTAATTTAGATAAGTTTGAAGATTATTTACATAGACAGAAAGTAAATTTACCAAGAGTAGATTTGGTTATAAAATGTCAGAGCATACTTAAAGCAAAAAAGAATCACGGCAAGTTTGATGGTAAATCTTGTGTATCATGGCGTATGGTAAATCAAACAGTTGATGTTGAAGATTTAATTGTTGAAGGAGAATACAAGGAGATTACTAATGAGTAAGCTTCAATTTATGGTAGGTCCTCCAGGCACAGGTAAGACTTCTACATTTATTACAAGTAAATATACAGAGTTATTAAAAAAATTTGATTACAAAAAAATTATAATTTTATCTCACACTAATGTTGCAGCAGATGAAATTAAAGATGAAATATTAAAACTACCAGAGATGCAAGGTATTACTAAAAAAGCATTAGAACATAATATTTGTACAATACACCACTACTGTAAAAACAAAGCAACGATTGGAGAACAAGTTCTTGACTACGATGATTATAAAAATCTATGTAGAATAGATTCTGTGTTTCAAAGACATAAAGTTACACAATCACAGTTTGATAACAGAGAACACGGATATTTTAAATTTGTTAGAGAAGCATATGGGTTCAACAGATCTTTAAAAGAACATTGGAAAAAATCTGATAAAAAATACAACGGTTATTCTATAACTGATATAGAAAATATGGTGCCAGTTGTAGAAAGATATAACAAACAAAATGGTAAATTAGATTTTCACGACATGATAAAAAGATTTATAGACAAAGCAGTAGAACCAAACATAGATGCTTTGATAGTAGATGAAGCACAAGACAGTAATAAGACACAGAAGATAGCACTAGATAAGATTGCAACCAATGCACAAGAATATTGGTTTGTAGGTGATCCTGATCAAACTATATTTGAATGGGCAGGTGCAGATGCAGATGAATTTTATAAATTATCACAAGGTGCAAAGGAACTAGAGCAAGGACATAGGTGTAGTAGAACTATAAATGCTTTATGTAAAAAAATTATAAAACCTATTTGGGATAATTATAAAACTCATAGAATATGGAAACCAACTCATATTGTCGGTAATCATTACCACTTACCTAACTTAATTAATAAATGTAGTGCAACAAATAAATTATTAGAAAAAATAAGAAATACTGATCAAACTTTTTTATTTACTTACAGACAGAAACCATCTGATTCTTGGGTTAAAAAATTTTTAAAACAACATGGTATAGAGTTTGCACATGTAGGGAACACGGCCCACGTACCAAAAAAAGAATTAAGATGTCATGAACTTTGGCCAAAGTTTGCAAAAGGAAAACCTATGTCATTAAAACAAATAAAAGATTTTTGGAGTTATATGGGTAGCAAAGTTATAGTGCATGGAAGAGGAGATGAAACTTTTGAGGAATGGGTGGATAGAGAATACACAATAAATTATTTAATACATCACAAATATTTAAAAGAAAATTCAACTTATCAAAGAGATTTTGCATTAATAAGAACAAAGACAGATGAGGATAGAATTTTGTACATTAAAAAAATATTACAAAATGGTTGCGATTTAGATGGGGATGTTAGAGTTAAATACGCAAACATACATACAGTAAAAGGTTTAACTTTTGATAACGTAATTGTTGACGAATCAAGATTTAGACCAGAAAAATATTTTAGTCAGTTAAGATTAAAGTACGTAGCATATAGTCGAGGCAGGTTTGACTGTTGGACAATAGCTTCGCAAGATAAATATACATTAGGAGTAAGATGAAAAAGAAAAATGTTTGGGACAAGCAGCACGGCGGAAGTCACTATCAAAAGTATGTCATACAGCCGAGCAAGTTTGTGGTTGAGAATAAGTTGTTATATCCTGAAGGTTGTGCTATAAAATATATTATACGTCATCAGGACAAGAATGGTAAGGAAGATTTATTGAAAGCAATACATTTTATAGAGATGATTATAGAGAGGGACTACAATGTGTAATACACCAGAAGATTTAGATCTACGTGGTATAGATACAGTTGCAATTGATATAGAAACATACGATCCAAATCTTAAAACAAAAGGTTTAGGTGCAATACGTAAAGATGGTTTTATCTGCGGTATTGCTGTTGCAACAGGTAAAGATACATCATACTTTCCCTTACGTCATTCGGACACCGACATAGATCCTGAAAGAATAGATAAAATATGGAGAGTGTTAAATGATAAAATATTTCAAAATGAAAACATTACAAAAGTATTTCACAATGCAATGTATGATGTTTGTTGGATAAGAGCTGTAACTGGTAAGATGATGAAAGGTAGAATTGTAGATACTATGATAGCTGCATCTGTTATTGATGAGAATAGATTTAAATACTCACTCGATGCATTATCGAAAGACTATCTTAACGAAGAAAAATATAAATACGATTTACAACAAAAAACATTAGAGTGGTCTGGTGGCACAGTCAAGGACCCAATGACTAACATGCATAAACTTCCTGCATCAATTGTAAAAGAATATGCAAAGCAGGATGTTAATTTAACTTACAAATTATGGAATCTATTTAATAAAAAAATTGACGAAGTATTATACACTAAAGACGATGGAGAACAAAAAACTTGTAGACAAATATTTGAATTAGAAACAGAATTATTTTTATGTTTAGTTGACATGAAATTTAAAGGCGTTAGAATAGATCGATCAAAAGCTATCCTGTTTGGTAGACATCTTAAAAAACGTAGAGATCAAATTGTAAACGCAATAGAAAGTATTACAACAATAAAAGTTGACATCTGGGCTGCAGCATCAATTAAAAAATTATTAGATCATCTTTGTATTAAAGATTACAAGGTCACACCAAAATCCAAGATGCCACAATTACCAAAAGATTATTTAAAAACTCATAGTAATAAATGTTTACGTATGATTGCAAAAGCAAGAGAGTATGACAAAGCTGTTAATACTTTTGTAAATGGTTTGTTAGATTATGTGCATGAAGAAAGAATACACGCAGATATAAATCAGATTAGATCAGATGCAGGGGGAACTGTAACTGGTCGATTTAGTATGTCTAATCCAAACTTACAACAGATACCATCTAAAGGATATATAGGTAAAAAGATGAGAGAACTATTTATACCTGAAGAAGGCTGTAAATGGGGTAGCTTTGACTACTCACAACAAGAGCCACGTATTGTAGTGCATTATGCTATCAAACTAGGTTTACCAGGCACAGAGACTCTTCAAGAAGAATTTGACAAGGATGATGCTGATTTTCATCAGATAGTCGCTGACATGGCTAATATCTCTAGGAAACAGGCAAAAACAATTAATCTAGGTCTTTTCTATGGTATGGGTAAGATAAAACTACAGAAAGAACTAGGACTAGATCAAGCCAAAGCAAAAGCATTATTTAATGAATATCACGGACGTGTACCTTTTGTAAGACAGTTATCACAAGAGCTGATTGCATTTGCAAAACAAAATAAATTATTATTTACTTTGTACGATAGATTTTGCAGATTTGATAAATGGGAGACAACAAACAAAGAATGGAATCGTGAAACAAATAGATTTAATGAAGTGCCTTTGTATACAGAGGACCAGGCAAAAGAAGCATTCAAAGCTGAAATGATAGAGAAGTTTAAAGAGAATAAAATAGATCCTAATTACATGGATTATTTTGATAGATATTATACTCCGGCGTTTACTTACAAGGCCCTGAATAGATTGATACAAGGGTCCGCTGCAGATATGACAAAGAAGGCCATGGTAGATTTACATAAAAAAGGTATTATACCTCACA